CGACCTAGAGCAGCAACGACGGCAGCAGGAAAGACAGCAGGAGGAAGTAAAGGCTTACGCTACCCGAGCAAATAAACTCGGGATGTCGGCGGCAGAGCTGCAAGAGGCAGGCACTCTTGTCGCTGGGTACGGAATTGACGCGGCGCTTGTGGAAATGATCCTTGGAGATGACCACGGGCCTCTGTTGACCAAGTACCTTGCGCAGAATCAGCTTGAACTTGAGCGGCTTGTGCAAATGCCGGTGACGATGGCGGCAGTCCGACTTGCTACTGAGGTCAAATCTAAAGCCGTTGCCATGAAACCCAAGGTAACCACAGCACCTGACCCGCTGAACGCCCCACGAAACGCGGGCATCAGTCCAAAGCCGAAAGGCCCGAAGGGTGCTACTTTTGAATAGGAGCATTTGCGATGCCAAATAATCTATCTAGTAACATTACCCGAAAAGTCGCCCGAGTATTCCTGGACGCCTTTGAGGGTAGCCGAGTCCTGACGAAGACGGTTGACACCCAGCTTCTCAGCAACAAGTTCAATCCCTCTTCTGGTAGCACGGTGGACTTCAAGCGCCCCCATGACTACAACACGATCCGCACCTCCGGCGGTAACATTTCGGCTTCCACGAAGTCGGACATCATTGCCGGTAAAGCCACCGGCACCGTTCAGAACTACTTCACGGTAGCCACTGAGTGGACGAACCTTCAGGAAGCGATCGAACTGGATCAGCTTGAAGACATTCTGAAGCCGATGGCTGCGCGCATCGTGACCGACCTCGAGGTCGATTTCGCTGCGTACATGTACAAGAACTGTAACCTTTCAATCGGAACGCCTGGCACCGCTGTTGACGCGTGGTCTGACGTTGCTGCCGCCGGTTCGCTACTTCAGGAGATCGGCGCTCCCATGACGGATACTTACTACGTCATGAACCCGTTCACGCAGCAGGCTCTAGCATCCGCCACGAATGGTCTGTACTCCGCTGAGAAACTGGTCACCAGCGCTTGGCAGAAGGCGCAGATTAGTACGCCGTTTGCAGGTCTTCAGGGCATCAGTTCAAACTGTCTTGCTACCTACACCTCTGGAACGGCAACTGACCGCGCTGGTACGCTGTCGGCAACCCCGACCGCAACTTATGTGGCCCACAAGGACACGATGATTCAGGACATCGCGGTGACTGCGTTTTCCGCTAACCTGACCATCAAGGCTGGCGAAATCGTTGAGGTGACTGGTCGCTTCCGCATTGGTATCTCGAGCCGTCAAGTAGTCCTTGACAACACGGGTGCCCAGATCAAGTGGCGCGGTGTTGTGACTGAGGATGTAACTCTTGGCGCGTCCGGCAATGGTACGTTGAAAGTCGCTGGCCCTGCCATCTTCGAGGCCAATGGTCAGTACAACACGGTCAACTCGGCGCTGACGAGCGGTGATGTAATTACCGTTCTTGGTTCCGCTTCGACCGTGTACAAGCCCAACCTGTTCTACTACAAGCAGGCGTTCGGTCTTGGCACTGTGAAGCTGCCGAAACTGTACGAGGGCGACACCATTGCCACCACTGAAGATGGTATGTCGATCCGCATTACCAAGTACTCTGACGGTGATGCCAACACGCAGAAGATTCGTTTCGACCTTCTGCCAGCCTACGCCACCTTCAACCCGTTCTTTGCGGGCCAAGGGTTCGGCATCTAAGCGAAAGGGGGCGCAAGGACGCGCCCCTTTTTCTATTGGGGTAATCATGATTGAAATCTGGATAAAGCCGAACGGCATGGAAGTGCCGGTGAATTCTGAGAACCATAACGCGGCGCGTCAGTTGGGCTGGGTTCCGAAAGCGGAACTGGAAGCCAAGTTGGAAGAAGACAAGCCGAAGCGCGGCAGGCCGCCGAAGGTGAAGGAATGAAAGGGTTATACGCGAACATTCACGAAAAGCGTGAGCGAATCAAGAAAGGCTCTAACGAGAAGATGCGCAAGCCTGGCTCAAAGGGTGCGCCTACTGCAAAAGCGTTCAAACAGTCAGCCAAGAAGGCGAGGTTTGAGTAATGGCAACCGTTGCCCAGGTCGCGAAAGCGTCGTTGCAAAGGATCCTCGTTCAGGCGTCCGAGGCTCCCCTCGAAGCGGATGAGTATCAGGATTTCATCTTTGCGATGAACAACTACATGACCGCGCTGGACGCGGCAGGCGTGCATCTGGGCTACACGGTAGTCTCTGGGTTGGGTGACGAGGTAACGATCCCTGTAGGCGCTCTGCGGGGCGTTATCGCGAATCTGGCGATTGAGGTTGCCCCTGATTACGGTGGGGTGGTCAGTGATGCGCTAGTCCTTCAGGCGCGGGAAGGGATGCAAGCCATGAGGATGTTGGGTCAGACGATAGGCGGAACTCGATTTCCTTCGACGTTGCCTGTTGGGTCTGGCAATTCCGAGAATGGCTACGGCCGAAGCTGGAATTTCTACCCCGAAAGCGAGGCGGCGATCCTTGGTGAAACGATTGGTGTTATCGGATTGGAGTCTTCGACATGACCGACCGTGCTTTTGGTGTAAAGCAATCAGACTTCACTGCGCAAACATCCGTTCCGGCGGGGTCTTTCCTTGGCTTTTTCAACAACGGTTACAACTACAAGATTTCCTACGCCAATTTCATCTCTGGTTTAGGGGTCACTGGGACGATTGTTCAGGACGGCGACCCGGCGGGAACGCCAGTTTTGGATGTTCAGGGCACGATAAACAACATCCGCAACCTTGAGGACGGGTCTGGCATTTCTTGCAATGTCTCTCCCCAAAACGGGATTGAGATTTCGCACAATTTCACCGTGAACGCCACGGGTTTGCCGATCATGCTCAACTCGACGGCGGCCAGCCCGACGTTTGTCTCTCTGGTGGCCGGGACTGGGATAAACCTCTCCGCAGTGGGTAGCACGATTGAGATCGTTGCAGAGCAAGCAACCGTCTACGGTCAGGTGTATATGCAGGGCAACGCTACTGCCACGACGATTGCATCAACCACCGTGCCTGTTTTGGTAGCTGGAACGTGGACTGTAGACATCTTGAGCAGTTTTACGGGGACAACCGCTGGGCGTCTAACATATACGGGCATTGAAACAATAATTTGTCGCATTGAAGCGTGCTTAACACTTGCTCCAACAAGCGGCGCAAACCAGCACACCTCTGTTTATATCGCCAAAAATGGGACGGTAATCGCGGGCAGCCGAATGATGTCGCATATAAGCAGTGGCGCAGATGAAGTGATTGCAGCCGCATGGCAGGTTTCAATGGGGACGAATGACTACATTGAGGTGTTTGTTCAAAACGCCACCGCGCTGAACAATATTCTTGTTTCGCGTGCCGTCCTGAGTATCCACTGATGATGCTCCCGATTACCAACGGGTTCTACGTCTCCAACTCTCTGCCGATTTCGGCGCAGGAATGCACGAACTGGTATGTGGTGGTTGAGGGTGCGCCGTCTCTCGCGCAGGAAACGCTGAGAGGGACGCCGGGGATTGAGCAGGTTGAAACCTCTGGGGTTCTGTTACAGGTGAATCGCGGCGCGCACTCCATGTCTGGCAAGGCGTATTTCGTCAACGGGACGACCTTGTATCGTCTGGATCAGACCGCGCTGATTCCATCGGAAGTCTATGATCTGGTGAGTCTTGGTACGGTGACTGGAACCGCGAGGTGTTCGTTTGCCGACAACGGGACGCAGATGATGGTTTTGGTGCCTGGCGGCAATGGGTATATCTGGAACCATGTAACCTCGACATTCTCTCAGATCACAGACCCTGATTTCACTGCGAACGGCAATCCTCAGTTCGTCGTGTTTGTTGATGGGTATTTTGTCGTTTCGACCGACACGAAAAAGTTTATCGTTTCGGCAATCAACAATGGATTGAGTTGGAACGCGCTGGATTTCGGCACGGCCGAGTCTGATCCTGACAATATCGTGGCTCCGATTGTATTCAAGAATCAGTTGTTCATCTCTGGAAGCCAGACCTTCGAGGCGTTCCAGAATATCGGTGGCAGTGATTTCCCGTTTCAGCGGACGGGTCTTTTTCTTGATAAAGGGGTTTTCTCCCCGTACTCCCTCATCAACACACAGGATACGTTTATGTGGGTTGGTGGTGGGCAAAACGAATCTCCGGGGATCTGGGCGTTTGCGGGTAACAGTTCACAGAAGATTTCGACGGTTGCGATTGATTCAATTTTACAGACCCTGACGCCGGGGCAGCTTGAGGCAATCTACAGCTGGACGTACTCGCAGAACGGGGCCTATTTCGTGGCGTTTGCGCTTCCCAATTCGACGATTGTTTACGATCACGCGTCAAAAAGATGGCACGAGCGAAAGTCTTACATTGAAGGCGAACAGACGGCCTATCGGGTGAGCGGGCTGACGCAAGCGTACAATTACGTTTTCTGCGGGGATACGGTTGATGGCCGGATTGGTAAGCTCAATCCTGACCTGTTCACCGAGTACGGCGGGGCGATCATCCGCACGGTGGCGACTCAACCTTTTCAGAACAATATGCAGTCATTCTTCGTGCCGTCGCTTGAGCTAACGGTGGAGTCTGGCGTTGGCAATGAGGCTGTTGAAGAGCCGGTGATCGCGATGGATCGCAGTATGGACGGCAAAACATGGTCTGACCAACGCATGAGAAAGTTGGGGAGAATGGGTGAATACGACCGCAGAGCGGTTTGGAGACGCAACGGCAGAGCGTCGAGGTTCGAGGTGTTTCGGTTCACCTTATCCGATGCGGTAAAACCTGTGATAATTCAGCTTACAGCCAATATTGTTCCAGGTGCTAAATGACCGGCCCTAGACTGAACGCTGCCAACCCTGTTGTTGAGCCGAACGGCACGATGACGCAGCAATTCCGCAACTGGACGATTGACGCATCGTTGAGTATTCCAATCATCGGAGTAGGAAGTCCTGAAGGCGTGGTGAGTGCTCGACAGTATTCGCTCTATATCAACTCCACTGGAACAGCGGGAAATATTGAGTACCGCAAGATGCTGCCGGATATTGGCGGGGATGTAACGCAGGGATGGCTTTTAGTGTAAGGGCGTGCGAGGAAGACGAAGCGTTAGAGTACCTTCGTGACCCCTCGGTAAGAAAGTTTCTCTCAGTGGATCCGGTGAGCGTGAATGCTGAGTGGATCAAGCTGGTGATGAATGAAAGGCTGTTGGTTCTTACGAAGCCTGACTGGAAAGAGATTGAAGTTCACGTTGCCTGTAAGTTCCGAGATCGGGGAATTGTCAGGCAGACGATGAAAGATGGGCTGGAGTGGTTGCATCAGGATTTCGAGATAGTTTGGACGACCGCGCCTGACAGTCGGGTTGGGTTGGTCAGAATGTTGGAATCATTAGATTTCCGCAGAGTCGGATCGAGGTGGGAGCATGGGAATTGAAGCTGCAATTGGTGGTCTTGTTGGTGCTGCTGGTAAGGCGTTATTTGGGAACGCAACGCGATCCGCTGTAACCTCTGCGGCGGCATCTGCAATAGGAAGTGCGGCAGACCGTCGTGCGTTGGCCGAGGCCGCGAACAAAGCCAACGAAGCAGCTGCTGCGAGGACGCAGGCTGGGTTGGCTGCCCTTGCCCCAGGCTATCAGGCTGCGCAGAATATTCGTCAGCAGGCGTTTGGTGCTGGTCAAAGGATGCGCCAGCAGGGTATGCAGCAAGGCCTGGGGATGCTCTCCCAGCTTTACGGGCCGACGGCAAATCTCTATCAGCAGGGAAATATGGCTGCTCAGAGGGCGTTGCTCGCAGGGATTCCACTTCAACGCGCTGCGATCCTTGGTGAGCCGATGGACTATTCCGCGCTTCAGCCGACGCAGATTTCCTACGATCCGAATATGCTGGCTGGGATTTTCGGCGGCGCACAACTTCCTCGCGGCCGGTTGAACTTGCCGCCTTACATGGCTGGTCAGGCACAGGAATAAGCTATGGTTACCGATGAGCAAATCAGGCAGTGGCTAGCTGACAACCCACAAGCTACCGACGAGCAGGTTCTGCTCGCCATGAAGCAGTATCAGGTCTCGCCTGAACAGATAGCGCGGGCGACTGGTACGAATATCGGTGACGTTAACCAAAGAATTGATGCGCAGATCAATCAGTATCTGGCGAACAATCCTCAAGCCAGCGACGCTCAAATCTATCAAACGATGAACCAGTTTGGGATCACTCCCGAACAGGTGGCCCGTGCGCAGAACGTAAGCGTCGAATCCATCATGCCGCGAATCAATGCGGTGATTGAACAGCAGTCTTTGGCCCCCGTAGGTCAGACCCCAACGGGGGTGAGAGGCTTCGAGGCGGCCGCTAATCGCGGAATGAATCAGGCAATCGCCACTCAACAGGCTGCGCAACAGGCAGCGCGTGGTGACCTTTCCGCCGGTATGCAGGAGGTCGCAAGACTTTACGGGCTGAACCTTGATGACCTTCGCGCAGCACAACAGGCAGCGCAGGGCAGTCTTACTCAAGCCATGCAAACTGGGCGTGGACTGTATGGCGAGAACATCGCAGGCATCCAGGCCGCAGGAGAACGCGCCAGAGGCGACCTTCAGAACTACATGGGCCAAGCGGCAGGGTTGTTCCAGCCCTACCAACAGGCGGGCACTCAGGCGTTACAGCAGCAGCTTGCATTGTCTGGTGCGCTGGGTCAGGACGCATTCAACCAGGCTTATCAGGAAAGCCCCTACGTTCGTTTCCTTCGAGAGCAAGGGGAGCGGTCAACTCTCGCTGGCGCGGCCGCTACAGGCGGTCTGGGAGGCGGCAGGGTACAACAGGAGTTGGTGAGGTTTGGTCAGGGTCTCGCCAGTCAGGGACTCCAACAGCAAATCGGCAACCTTGGGAACCTTTCAGGGATTGGGCTAAATGCTGCCGGTTCTGGCGCGAACATCCTGACGGGCTTGGGGACGAACCTTGCGAATCTCGGGACTGGGACTGCGCAAAGCGTCGCTGGTCAGAGGGAGAACCTTGCAGGGCTTGAGTCTCAGTTCGGGACGAACCTTGCCAACCTTGCTACGGGAACCGCTCAGAACATCGCAGGACAGCGCCAGAACCTCGCGGGGGCGCAGGGTCAATACGCGGCCAACCTTGCGAACATGGGGCTTCAGACGGGCGGAAATATCGCCAATTTGCAATACGGAACGGCGGCTGATATTGCTAATCAACGGATGCAGGCCGGTCAGCTTCTGGCTGGTCAGGTGGGTACTGCGGCGGCTGGGCTTGGTAATCTGGCATCTGCCCAAGGCAACTATCTCAGCGACATCCTGAACCGCTACGGAACGGCAGGATTGGGGCTGGCTCAGGGGTATACCCAAGACCAGATCAACGCATTCCAACAGGCGGCAGAGAATCAGGCGGCGTCTCAGCAGGGCTTCGCGGTCAATCAGGCGAATATGCTCGCAGGGCAGCCGTTCGCGCAGATGCAGCCGTTTTCCTACGGCCAGGCAGCCGGTAACGCTCTGAACGCTGCTGCCCTTGGGTATCAACTGGGTGGCGGGAATCTTGGGGTGACGACTCGACCGACTCAAGTAAGCGGTACTGCGCCTGGCTATGCGATGCCGCTTTCCGCTCTCAACTCAAGCTGGCTTTCGTCGGCATTAGCAGGGCTTTGACATGGCACAAGACATCGGTTTACTTCTTCGCGGTCTGGGCGCGTCTTTCTCCCAACAGGTTCCGCAATTCCGCCAGGAAATGGCGCAGGAACAGGCACTGGCTCGCCAGCAACAGGCATTGGCTGACCAACAGCGTCAGCGTCAGCGCCAGACGATTATGGAAGACTATGAATTCAAGCAACAGGTTGAAGCTGCTGGGTATCAGGACGGATTGGTGCTGATGAATTATCTGATGGATGGCAATCTCGAAGCAGGTCTTAATCTGCTTGAAAACCGTATGCAGACAATGAAATCGCTTGAACAAGAATTGGGGATAAAGTTCTCCAGTGATCCAACGGCAAGCATTTACGAAGATGTAAGACGGTCAATAACTGGAGACCCAGAAGCACTACAAAGGGCGCAGACGCAAACTGCTTTGGTGGTTGCCGCAGGGGTTGACAAGGGCTTGATAAAGCTGCCTGAAGCAACCAAAGGTGTTGTTGTGGGGGACAGGCTGGTCAATCCGATAACAGGTGGTGTCATATTTGAGCCGCCAACGGCCCCGAAACCTGAGACTACGCGCACCCCAGAGTCTCCAATCGGTAAAATGATGACCGATATAAACCTTGGGTTTATTCCTCCCGATCTCGGCCAGCAATTAATTGGTGCGCAGTTATCTGAGGCCCAAAGACAGCAGGCTGAGTCTGCGCAGAAGTCAGCAGCAACATTAGAACAGCAGTCTATGCAAAATGCTGAAGTGCTGAGAGCATATGAGCTAGCTAACAAACTTGCATCTGACCCAAACATCGGCGCGATATTTGGCACTGTTTCTTCAAGAACGCCAACATTAAAGGCATCGTCAGGCGATCTCGAGGTTGCTTTGGATGAATTAAAAAATCTTCTCACTATGGGCAATCTTGGGCGTATGTCTGGGGTTTTGTCGCAGTCAGACATAGAGTTGATTGCTAGCGCGGCAAGCGGACTTGATTTGCGAATGAGTGATGAGGCGGCAAAACAGAAACTAAATCAAATAACAAGAAGGCTTGAAACAAAGTTGAGAGAGAAGGGCATTGAAATACCATCGGCGCAAGCGCCAACAGCCCAGACTGCAACTCAATCAAGATCAATTTTCAACTGGGGTGATTTGTAATGGATGTGACACTTCCAAACGGTGTTGTTCTACGCAACGTCCCAGATGGAACCTCAAAAGAGGATATTAAACAGAAAGCAATTTCTGCTGGTATTGCCACAGAGTCAGACTTTGCTGCGCAACAATATCGAGAGGCAATCCAATCCGACCCTATAGCGAGAACGCTTTTCAGCCTGCCCGGCACGCGACCATTGATGGAAGCCGCCAATGCGGCGGGGAGATCGGTTGCGGATGTAATCGATTTCTTTGGGCCGGATGCTATCAACAGTCTTTTGCAGATTTCTGGCGTAGAAGCTAGAGTGCCGACCGTTCGTAGATCGCTTGAATCCGTTGGCGCGTTGGCTCCCGCTGGGGCGTATATGCAGCCGGGGCTTTCGCAGCAAATTGTCTCTGGCATTGGCGAGGCTCTCCCGATGGCTATGGGGCCACAGGCGGCGTTGCGGGCTGGCATGAGAATGCTTCCCCAAACGGCTACGCCATCTGTTGCGAGGCGAGTTGCGACTGAGATGGCTAGGACAACCCCGGCGCAAGAGGCTGTCGCAACAACCGGAGCTGTAGTTGGCGGTGAGATAGGAAAAGAAACAGGGCTTCCTGGCGGCGAATTTGTCGGTGCGTTAGCCGGTGGGGTTACTGGCATCCCGATCATCTCTGGGATTGACCGGATGCTAACGAATAAAACGGACTTCACCGCAATGGCTGGCAACCTATCGCGTGCGCGTCGGGATGTCGCCGGAGAGATGTTGGCTAAGTCTTTAAGGGCGTCTGGGATGTCGGTTGAAGATGCCATGAGGCAGTACCGATCTCTCGGCCCTAATGCCCTTCCAGCGGATATTGACCAGTCATTCCGCGAGATTCTCAGGGCGGCGATGAACGTGGACGAAGGGATATCAGGACAGGCCCGCAGGGCTGTAAACCAGCGTCAGGCGGGATCGGGAGCGCGGATTGCGCAGTCAATGGATATCATCAGCGCTGATAGTTTGGACAATTACCTGCAAACCGTCGATCAGACGCTTGGCCCACAAGTTCGTCAGCTTTACCAACAAGCATCTCAACAGGGAATATCCATTCCGCCAGCTTTGAGGGCTAGGTTTGAAGGTGATAGCGCCATCGGCCGAGTTCAGCCGGAAGTGCAGAGAAGGCTTGCTGACCGTCGAGCGATGGGTGAGCAAGTAAGCAACTTCGACCTGATTGACGAAACGAAACGCGCTCTGGATGACCAGATTGGCGCTGCGCTTCGAGGTGGACAGAATCAAGAAGCAAGACGGCTGATTCAGTTGCGCAATTACATGGTTCGAGAGGCTGACGCGCAAATCCCAGAATATGGGCAAGCGCGGCAACTGTACGCTGGAAAAATGGCAATTGAAGACGCTGCGACATTGGGTGGAGAGATTTTCCAGACCAACGCACGGGAATTGCGAGACCTGACGAGCGTAATGACGCAACCTGAAAGGAACGCTTACATACTGGGTGCGAAAGAAGCTATTTTGAATCGGATTGACAACACCGGCGCAACTCGCAATCAGGTACAGGCGTTGTTCGGCAAAAATGGCGACGCGATGAAGCTGGGCACGCTATTTGATAATGCCAGAACTCGACAAGCGTTTATGAATAGCCTGAGGCGAGAAACAGAGTTCGTTGTTACGAGGAACGCTGTTAGTGGCAACTCAACGACCGCTGGACAGCTTCAGCGGATCAAAGAGTCGCTTATGCCAGCCGGTGGATACAGACAGGCTCTCGGTCAGGCTGCATCGTTGGTGACAAGTCCGACACAACTTGCGCGCGAGGTTACTGGTATCATTGACAACATGAGGGCCGAGAAAGGCAGTGACCTTTATCTGAAGGGACTCATTCAAGCTGGCGACATACTTTTGACGGCTGGCATGAACCCGAATGATCTGCGACGGCTTTTGGAAACTGGCAGCGTGGACAGGCTGACGACAGAGCTTCGCCGTGTCGCGTCGCCAGATTATAGGGGCCGATCTGCTGCGGTAGTTGGTTTTGGCGCGCAACAGTCAAACGAGGAATGAGCAATGGCTCGCTTTGGTTCGCTCGATACACAATATTTTGATGATGCTGGCGATCCTCTTGTCAGCGGGAAAATCTACTTCTACGAGACCGGCACTACGACTGCGAAAACAACGTATGCCGACATCAACTATACCATTCCGAATTCAAACCCAGTCATTTTGACTGCGGCGGGTCGTCAGCCAAACATCTTCTTTGATGGTGTTGCAAAGGCGATTCTGACCAAATCGGATGACACGCAGATTTTGGTTCGTGACCCCGTAGGAGATACCGCGTCCACCTTTGGTAATGCCTGGATCGCGTCAAAAGATTACAACGCGAACGATGTTGTCCAAGGGTCGGACGGCAACTTCTACGTTTCGCTGGTCAACGGCAACGTCAATAACAACCCAGTCACTACTAGCGGATATTGGACGTTTCTCTACTCCGTTGAGTGGAACGCAGGTACAACGTACAAATTAGGTTCGGTCGTCACCTACGATTCAATCGTTTACCAATCGCTTCAGAACGCCAACCTGAATAAAAATCCTTCGACCCAAACATCATGGTGGGTTCCGATTCAACTGGTGTGGAATTCGACCTCAACCTATGCGATCAACGCTAACGTGGTTGGAACGGACGGCATCCTTTACACCTCGCTTCAGAACGCAAACACCAATCACATTCCGGCAAGCTCACCGTCTTGGTGGGTAGGGACATCTGCTGCTGCTGCTGCGAGTGCTACGGCTGCTGCTGCGAGTGCTAGTGCCGCGTCTACGTCGGCCACCAATGCCGCGAACTCGGCTACCACCGCGACCACGCAAGCAACGAATGCTGCAAGCTCTGCAAGCTCTGCGAGTACTAGTGCAAGCAACGCTTCAACGTCAGCGACCAATGCCGCTTCTAGCGCAAGCTCGGCTTCTACGTCAGCAAGCAATGCATCCACTAGTGCTACAAACGCAGCCAACTCTGCGACTGCGGCAAGCACCTCGGCAAGCAATGCTGCAACCAGTGCAACAAACGCGGCGGCGTCTGCTTCCTCGGCATCTTCGTCAGCATCAACGGCGACTACCCAGGCAAGCAACGCAGCGAGTTCTGCCAGCTCGGCAAGCACCTCTGCGAGTAACGCATCAACGTCTGCGACGAACGCAGCCAACAGTGCAAGCTCGGCAAGTACATCAGCCACGAATGCATCAAACTCGGCAAGTTCTGCTTCAACCTCTGCAACGAATGCGGCTAGTTCGGCGACAAGCGCTGCATCGTCTGCCGCGTCGGCAGCGACCAGTTACGATAACTTTGACGACCGTTACCTCGGGCAAAAGTCATCTGATCCGACAGTAGACAACGACGGCAACCCGTTAATTACGGGCGCGTTGTATTTCAATACCGTTTCAAACGAAATGAAGGTCTACAACGGTTCTTCGTGGCAGGCTGTTGCTCCGGTAGCTACAACGATCAACCTGGCTACTCAGGTAACTGGAACTCTATCTCCTGCCAATGGTGGTACAGGAGCCACGACTCTGACTGCCAACAACGTCATCCTCGGCAACGGCACAAGTGCTGTTCAGTTTGTGGCACCCGGTGCTAGTGGTAACGTCTTGACCTCTAA